TTTTTTATATCCACCGACTTCTGGACTTTTGTGTCCAACTGCTGAACCACTTGAGAATGCTTTTGGTGTATCGTAATGAATACCGGTTCCCATTGGATTTGCTGCACCGGCAGAAGCAGTTGTTGATGCTTCTTCGATATCATCTTTTCTTAGTTCTTGAACAACTAAGTGTCTAATGATTTCTTTGAGTTTAGCTATTTTGTCGTGATTGGACATTTTTTATTTCCTTAATAAGTTCATAGTATCTCATCAATGCAACCACGTGTTTATCTTTCACGACTTTACCTTTTGTGGCTTCGTCTGTGTAGTTAATAGCTTCTGAAAGTTTAATTTTTGTAATCTTGTCATTTATCTTTGGAAGTAGTGTCTTTAGAGCTCTCTTGACTTTGATTACTTCTGAATCTATAAATTCTTTTAATGAATTGGTATTAGATACATTGTTGATATATTGTTTCAACAAGTTTTTTTGACTTTCATTTAAAGATTTATACTTTTTATTAAACTTATCCACTAATAACTGATAACTTAACAATCTTAAATCTTTTTCTTGTGAAGAATATTCACTCATAACTGGTTTTTTCACTCTTGTTTGTTTAGTTTGAGTAATATGTTCAGTTATGGTGATTGATGAATCTGTTTTTGCTAATGGGCCAAAGTCTTCTTTGCCGGTTTCTGTTTGAAAAACACGATAAACCGATGCCAATACTTTAAAGTTAGGAATTCTTGTATTGAAGAATTCTTTGATGTCGTAATTTTCTTTAATTGTTTTAATTAGATTGAATTTTTCATTCGCCAAACGACGATTTGACAATTTACGACGACTTTTGACTACTGCTTCTAATAAGGAAGATGCGTGAGTCAAGTTTTTGTATTTTTTATTTAATAAGATTGAATATAATTCGTATTCTTTACCTAATTCAGTATTTTTATTAAAAAATTCTTTAAATAATTTAACTGACTTAGGATTTTTTGTGTCATTTATCACATCAACAGTAATTTGACGAGATAAAAGTTCATAAAGAATACCTGTATTCTTTATCTTATTATGTTTTACATAAGACATTTGAGCTCCAAAGTATTTTTGTGTTTTTTATCAATAATAAATATAAAACTTAGGAAAAATCGGTATTATTTCTCTCCGTTTTCCTTAGTATATTCATTATATTCTTCTTTTAATTCATCTACTTGTTTGGTTTCGTTCAGTATGTCCTTTGACTTATTACCCATTGTTTTCTTTAACGCGTCGTAGTGAGCGAGTGCTAAAGGTCTTCTATTTTTAGTTTGTTTCCCTAATGGGTCACGACCTCTTGTTCCACTATCTTTTCCGTAGTGATTCATCTCTTGTGGACGACCACCTTGTTCATCTTCTGGTCTGTCGTCTTCTCCGTCATCAAATGGGTCAAATATGGAACCTGCTGCGGTGTCGGGTGGTGTAGAAGTTTCATCTTCTCCGATACCAACTGATGCCATATCACTTGGTGTTCCGATTGACTCACCTGATTGTTGTGGGTCATTACCTTCCATTTCAATCTGTGAGTGTCTGAATTTTTGTTTTTGGTCTTCAATGATTTCATTTTCAATTTGAATTTTTTCTTCTTGTGAGAAATTAAAAATGTTATCATAAATCCAATTATAAGGTAGAATTTTATCACTCAACATATCACGAGCCAATGTAACTTTCTGTCCCCATAATTCAATCTTTTCTTGTTCATACATTGTTGAAGGACTTGCTAATTCTAATTCAAAGTTTACCAAGTCTGCGTCGGTGTATCCTTGTGAATACAAGTGAACAACTGCTATCTTTGTTAATTCACTTACAATAATTCTTTGTATTCTTTCAATGGTTCTTGCGAATCTAACATCTTCTGCTGCTAAGGTTGCTTTACCACCAACATTTTCATCAAATCCTAAGAATGCTTTCGGTACTCTTAGTGATGCTAAAAGTTTACTTTTTAGATATTCAACATCTTCGGTTGAATCATAATCAATACCACCTAATTCATTGATTTCTGTTCCTGAATCTCCACCACGAACCGGTAAGAAGAAATCTTCTGTTAAGTTTTGTATATTGTATTTTAAATTATATTCACCGGTTGATTCATCAACAAATGGTGTTTTCTTCATCTTGTTGATAATTCTTTGCATATAATTGTCAACTTCATTTGGTGGAATGTTTCCAATATCAATTTTGAATACTCGTTTAGAAGGTGCTCTCATAATTCTGTGGATTAACATCGCATCTTCCATAAGTGTTAATTGTTTCCAAATCTTTCTTGTGGATTCAATCATAGATTTACCATAAGGTAAGAAATTACTATCATTAGCCATTCTAAAATGTGCAATTTGGAAATTTTCAAATTCTATTTTTCCTTTACCACTTCTTTGTTGTCCGAAGTAAGGGTGTGCTCCCTCAATACTTTCTAAATAAAATTTTGTATAATAAGGATTGGTTGGGTCTTCACCTTCAGAACGAATGATTTCATAAGGTGAAAGTGGAACTACATTGGTAATACCATATTGTTCTTGAACATCTAAATATAAAAAGAAATCTCCATACTTTACCATATTACGAACCCAAGGCCATAAATTAAACTCAACATTCATAATGTCATAAAATAAATTATGTAGAATTTCTTTGATGTTATTATTATCAGATTTAATCTTAATTACATCTCCGTATTCACCTTTCATAGTGGATTCATCTGAATAAATGTCCAATGCTGATGAAATGATTGGGTCGGAATCCATTGACTCATAATCTTTGAATAATGCCAATCTTGCCGCCATTATTTGATGAACGGTGGAATAACCTGTTCCGACTAAATCTAAGTTGTTGTGTAGTTTTGTATATCTATCAACAAGGTGTGATTTAACCTGTTTTTGAACTTGGTCTGTATCGGCGATTTTTAGTTTTTTACCACCGACATTACGAACAATTACATTTGTTGCAAATAATCTTCGTAGTCTCCCAAATAATGTTGTATCTGCCATTTTTTACCTCACTTTATAAAAGCCAATCTAATGACTCTTTATTTTTTCCTGTGTCCCACTCCCAAGAATCATTTTTTCTTGCGTCTTCTTGAGTGTATAAACCCTGATTATCCATCATTTTGGATAGAGTTTTCTTTGTTAATTCCACACCTTGTGTTCGTAGTCTTAATGCAGTATCACGAACCCAAAGTCCAATTGCAAACGACATAACTAAATCATCATTGTATCCGTTCATCGCTTGTGCTCTGTTATTTATATAGACGAAAGTCAATAATTCATCAATCAAACGATTTGAACGAATCACTACACTTTCTTCTCTAAAAAATTCTTCTAACTTACTAATAATTAGTGGTCTGGTCTTAGAAGTCGTTGAAAAACCGGCCACCATACTTTTTTCTTCACTATAATGTTTATTAGTGACTTGATGTTGAACATCTACATATTGTAAGTCTTTACTTGTGTAAAATAAATTTGGATAATCTCTATCGATTACCTGTTGGATTGTTGCCCAACCAATATTGTTGTTTTCTATAATTAGTAAAGCATCATTATATTCTGTTGCCACACTAACCAACATATTACCAAAATCTTTTGTATTGATACGACCTTTATATTCTGCCACTTGTGTTAAAGTTTCTAACTCAATCACGTGAAATGCAGAATAGTCTGCTGAATCTCCACGACCCACATCAGCACATACCAAATAATCTTTTGAATAGTTTGGTGGTTCCCAAACCCACATATTACTATCGATACCTCTTTTTTCTATTGGGTCAATACATAAACTTTTTCTCATTTTTTCCAAAATGATTGGGTCAATTACCCCAGTACCAGAAGTCAAGAAGTCACAATCACATTCTTGTGCTGCTGAACTTGGCCCAAGTAAAGTATCTTGTTCATCTCTCCACTCTTGAGTTCTATCTGGATGAACCGTCCAATGTAGTTTAATCGGATTAAACATACCGGTTGCTTCTTCAGCATCTATCCAAGTTTTGTGAAACCAATTACCCACACCATTCGGTGTTGATAAAGCGATACAACTACCACCGGTTGTCAAGGTTTGTTGTGACGCAGTCCATATTTCGTCAATCTTGTCAATGAATGCTGCCTC